ATGTGGGTAGGGCGTGTGCGGGTGTCTCTGGTAGATACCCATTGACGTGCCCAGCTTCCGCCAAGTTCTGCGGCTATGTCATTTTGGCTATCAAATCTGCCGCCATTCATCGCCCCTAGGGTTTCCGTCCTCGCAACGCTCACAGCCCTGTTTTTCCAGTACGGGGTATCAACGGAGAGAAGGAATTTTTTCACCTCACGCGCGGACTGGCGGGGGTTGATTCCCTCGTTCATGTTCTTTGTGATAATGCTGGTGAGCTGCCCATATACCTCGTCAGGGAATTGCACCAACTGGTTGTAACGGTCCCGCGCACGATCTTCAGCGTAGGCGCGTGCGTCGCGCGATGGTGGCCTTTTCCATCCGTTGGTGTATTCGTAGGCCTGCCTGTACACGTCGCCTAGAGTGACGTCCAAAAATTCTTGCATGGCGGTCTTCCACCACTGGGTGGGCATGAATGCGACGGTAGCGTCCAAGGCCTCAGTGAAAAGTGCGGCGACTTTTTTTAGGAATTTGTTTTCTATTTTCCAGAAAATATTAAATACAAGTTCCTCTAGTTGCGCGGCAAGGTCCCACCATCCCCCGGTTTCGCCGTCTATCCAGGGGTCCGTCCCCTTGCCGTCCCATGCGGGAGGTACGTCAGCCATGGTCTGCCTCTATCGCGGAAAGCAACGCGCACAAACGGCGCGGGGTATGCGCGGTACCGGTAGCCAACAGGGATCGCACGTAACCATCAAGGACCGGCTGGACCACTTCGGCTGGGCCTTCCCCCAGCGTTTCCGGGAGCGTGAGCCAGACGCCATGCATGGCTTTATCTGTCTTGTGAGCGGTGGGGATCTCCGCTAGGGAGGTGTGCAGGGTGGTGCGGTTGGCACCACGGGGGCGGTGTGGCACCAGGCGACCCCCGGCAATCTCCAACGCGCGGAAACATGCAGCAGATGCCAAAGTGTGTAGCCCGTGGTGGGGGTGAGTGCAGGTGGTGGCGGGTCCTGCGGCAACCATTGACGGCTGTTGCCCAGCTGCGTCTGGTGGCGCGGCTTCTGGTGGTTTCATGGGCGTGTTGCCGGTACGTTCGTCCTGTGCTGGTGCGGGTTCGGCTTCTATGGCGACTGGCTCCAGGGCGACGCTATCAAAATTGATGGGGACTGCTAGACCTGCGGCGTTAATCATGTCAGCAGTAAGCAAGGTGGGATTAGATGCGAGGATCTCGCGTAGTAGTCGGGTGGTGGTTTCCTCTTTGCTTGGTGCGTTGCTCTCGTCCAGGTCAGCTTCAGCTAGGACGGTGGCGGATGAAACTATTCCCCGGTCCCACAGTTGCAGGGTGTCCCCTAGTTTGTCCACGCGGGCGTGCAACGCGGCAACATCAAAGGCGTAACTGTAACGGCGGGGGTCTAGGCCTGCGTGGGTGAGGTTAGGTTTCAGGAAAACGTGAGTGATGGCGTCAGCGATACGCGATAGCAATGGCTCATAATGCGTGGTTATGGTTTCCTCAGCGGTCAACCATGCTGTCCAGCGAGATTCGGAACCTGAGCCGCCTTCCATCATTGCTACGGGTGCGTCCAGGGATTGACCTATGCCCCTGATTTTTCGGTCTTCTAGGTCTCCTATGGCGTCGCTAAGGTCAGACCAGAAATCTATTTTCTTGAAATTCTCAATGAACTCTGAGGCGCATTGCATAACAATAGGTGTCAATGACTCTGGTGACGCAGCATGTTTAATACCCTCAGCCATCGCAGAGATAAGCCGGTCCTGGAAAGCATCCAAACCGTCAGGAAGCTCCACCTCGTCTGGGACCAAGAAAAGCCCAGCAGACAAACGTGAGTCCAGTTCCGCGCCTTGCCGTTTGCGGATAGTGGACAGGATAGACAGGTCTGGGAGCGCGGCTCTAAATGGGGAGTCAGGCAGTTTATGGCGCTGTGGGTGGGGGGTCCACACCCTGTAGATAATGTCATTATCGGGGTCTAGTTTAGCTGTTCCACCGCCCAAGTTTTGGGGTCTTTGGCACTCGTACCCACCGCTAAACTCAGAGGAGTGCAGGTCAAAGGGGGAGAGGAAAAACCAGTGGTCACTATTGGCTTCCCCCACAATGTATAGTTCTCCGCCAACAAAAAGATTCAGCAACGTCTGCCGCAGGTTTTCCCGTCTCCTCTGTCCTGTGCCTAGTGGTGAAGCAACATAGGGGCGGAGTGCGGGGTTGTCGGCTTCACCTTCTATTTCTCCGGTATCGGGATCAATTTCAGCGATATAGAGGCGTGCGCGGCTGGCAGTGTTAGCAATGGAGTTAGCAACAAACCTGCCTTGACCTGTGATGTCGTACATCAGCCAGGCCTGCTGTTGCCATTCCTCCGGTGAGATTGGTTCATTGATGCGTCCGCGTTTTTTGCCGTACCGGACGGACGCGGCAACGAGTGAGCTTCTTTTTGGTGTGTCCATGGTTGCCGCCTTAATTGCGGAGGTCAGCGGCTATGGATGTGATGTACCAAATAGCGGGAAGCGCTAGAGCAAACAGGTAGGGAGTCTCCCAGTCAGGCTGATAAAAGTGGACGTATGCCCAGGTGACGTACAGAGGTGTTGCTACCCATGGGGCAGCACACCAGTTGCAGGACAGTAGCCCAGTGAAGAAGACGGACCGGTTGAATATCCAGTCGCGGGGGCGGTCCAGGATGGTGTCGGTTGTGAGCAGGAGCGTTAGGCGCGCTGAGGCGAGGGTCAGAAGGATTCCGACACCAAAAAGATAAAAGAAAGTGACCACAGCATAACTTTATGTTATTGCTTTGTGGAATTGCGGTTAATCCTGTATACCGTGCGCGGCAATCCTCACTAAATCCAGCAAAATATCAATCATCCACACCACCGGAACCGCCAAACACACCACGAACACCAACGCTACGAACGCCAGCACCATTAGGACAGCACAGGAGCGCGGCGTGTCGGGATCATTCGTTGGTTTCATAATGGCAGTCTAACCGGTCAGCGTCTCCCAGCGCGTGCCATTGGACTTGCCACGCCACCCCGGTTAGCGATACGCATTGACCGCGCTACTAGAGTGTCAGCCCAGAAAGCCATAACCACCGCGTCCCCAGTGTCAGGCGAGCGCCCCATGCGGGCTACGAGCTGGTCTTTTTGTTCCATGCGTCGTTTTGGTGGTGTCCCGGTGGCGGGTTCGCGCATGGTGGGTGTGGTTAGGTCAGCTACCAGGAGGGAGGATTCCGGCAGGCTAATGCAGGCGTCGTTTTGTGGGTCTAGTAGTTCTCGCAGATGCCAGTATGCAGCGGCGCGGGTGTTGGCGAAACCGTAGATGCCGGTGGCGTCTTTGCGTTTGCTGCCTGCCGCGCCAGTGTATTTACGCACGTTAAGCCCCAGCTCGTCTGCCCTGTCCCCGACACCTGCACCGACTCCGGCAACGTCAATTACGATGACGGTTTCTGGTGTGGCGAGTTCTTGGATTTTCGCTATGAGTGCGGTGGTGTTTTGTCCCTGGAGGGTGTGCAGTTTCGTGATGGTGTTTCCCCAGCGCTCAGCTATGACGCTGGAGTCTGCACCGCCTGCGGCTACGTCAACGCCTAGGATGTGTTTACCGGTGGTTTCAGCCGCATCGTTGCAGGTAGAGGCTTCTACCCAAGCTAGGGGGATCACGGCGTTTTCATCGTCGGCAGCGAAGTCGCCTAGGACTTGTTGCCGGTAGACGGCGGAGTCTGCACCGAAAAGTTTGGCGCGGTTGTCTACTGACTTCTGCGAGACGCGGCCAGCTGAGATGGCGTCTTCTATGGTGACATGCAGTGTCGCCCAACCGTCTGCGCGTCCACGAGCGATGTCATAAAACATCCCTGCGGGGGGTCCGGGGGTGGAGGTGGCAAGGACGTATTGCCCGGTTTCCCCGGTTAGGGTTCCCTCCAGGGCGTGGAAAATGGTGTCACCGACGGCTTTAGCCTCATCAATTAGCACAAGTAGCTCATCCGCGTGAGCACCTTCAATGAAGTCGGGTCTAGCGGCTACGGCTGAGTAGGCGTGACCATGGGGTAGGTAAATGGTCGCTTTGAGTAGTTCTTTATCCAAAATCAAGGGCTTATAGATGCCGGTGAGACGGCGTGACCATTGGTGTATTTCAGGCCAGAGGTTCTCTGACAGGTGGCGGTGGGTTCCTGCGGTGGTGAGGATTTTCCAATCAAGGCCAAGTGCGCTGCGGGTTGTCGCAAACCATAGAACAGTCAAGGCGTCTGTCGTGGTTTTTCCCATCCCACGGGGTCCACGCACCGCTAGCCTGCCATGTTCTGCCAGCATAGTGAGCGCGCGCGATTGGTAGGGTGCGTACCCGGTACCAGGGGGCCAATCAATACATTCACGCAACCAATCAGCCGGAGTCGCCGCGTAATGCTGGTGTTTCTTCCCCTCAGTTCGCGAGCGCCTAGCATCAAGTTCTTGTTGCAGCATGTGAGCCTCATTGAGGAGCGCAAGCTTTTGGCGGGCAAGGTTAGCGATGACGGGATGCATCAGAGTGGCAGTTCGGAGAGTTGCTGACGGAGGTCCTGGATGTGGGCGACAAGTTCGGCTGGGGATAGTGTGCCGTCATCTAGGCCTAGTAGGCCGCGTGGGAAGTAGTAGCGGAGTGCCAGTTGAGCGGCTTTTTCTAGGTCTTTGCTTATTTCGTCTCCGTTGAGTGCTGCGGTAAAAAAGGCTTTAGCGCAGGCGGCGGCGAGATCTCCGCAGCAGGCGATTCTCATGGCGGAGTCGAAATAGCGATCTTGGTATTTCAGGTTGTCGATGGCGCGTACGTCGTCGTCTTCGGTGGGTATGAGGACTAGTGCGGCGGAGGGTTGGCGCTCAGGCGGCGCGGTGATGATGTCCACGAATTCTTGGGGGGTTGCGGGTTCGCGTCCTGTTTTTTTGGTGCGTTTTGGTTTGGTTTGGCCTGGGTTTGGGTCAGTTTCTGAGCGGCGTTGTTCCCAGTTGTATTTGGATTTTGAGGTTCGGTACAGGCCTGATTTTATGCCTATTTGCGCTGCGGTGGCGGCGCTTCCTTGGGTGGCTATGGTGTCCCATGGGATGGCGCACCAGGCGAGGAAGCGTGCATAGTTTTTTGTTGATTCGTCTGGTAGCTGTGGAGGTTTTGACACTTTAACACTCCCATCAAAGTTGAATGATATATAAATATACTTTCTGAATCATTGCGACGTATCCAGCGCATACATTATTTTAACAGTCAGTGATTAAATTTTAACACAGTGTCAAAAGTGTTAAAAAGTGTTAAAAAGTTCCCTCATACCTACAGCGAGCGCAAAAAAGCCCCACCAACCG